CGTGTGAGCCCTGACCCTGGCCAACTATAAAATAGACCAAAAGTGCTACTAGAATTGCTGGTTTAGCAAACTCTGAATTCTTGAGCTTGCCTTCGTTGTTCATTTTGGCCTTGATATAAATATAACCAATTGTTGCGACTGCGGCAATTACGGCCGCACTGGCCGGATCACGACAATACTGTTCCATTCTATAAAGAAACAACTATTTATTATAGAACAGCTTACGCGCCGAGCTTTTCTATACGCTGAGGCCCTGGAGTCCTGGACTCGGCCGCATCGTCAAATAGGTTTTGCTCTTGGGGTGCCGGAGTTCCCCCCTCTATGTTAGGAGGAGTTAGCGTGTTGTTGACCGTTACCGTGTTATCCACGCCCCCTGGAGTCTTGCCAAATTCTAGATTTGAATTATCCTGTTGAATTGGATCCTGATTTGTGACAGGGTCCTCGTTGAGCATGTCCGGAACTTCATCTTCATCCTCTTCATTTTCATCGTGATCGAGGTCCAGATTCTCACCGGCCGCGGGCATGGGCAAATAGGTCTGAAGAATCTCGGCCGTCGGGACGAGGTCCTCTATGACCTGGCATATATGTTTGAAAAACCGCTTGTGAAGATCTTCGTTGCGCTCGGTCTCCGTGTGGGGCTCGGTTATGATAAGGGGCGATTCGTAGAGATCCTTGGCGCAGGCCTCATAACACCGCTGAACAAACACATCGTTGGCCGGAAGCTTTATACAAATCTTTTTGGAATCTTTGTTGGTCCTGATCGAACTCAGGATCTTGACGTGTATAACGAATACGGCCGCCAACAAATTGGGAAAAAGGGGCTGATTCTTAATTATGGCCTCTGTATTTTTGAGTGAAATTGAAGAGTTCCAGGTCTTGATGGCCCGTAAGAGCTCCTGAAAGACCTTTGTCGTGTTGTTCGTCTTTTTTTCGGAACACTCCTTCTTGGCCTCGAGCCATATTTCCCAAAATGCCGTAATCATAACGGGAATCATAGCGTCGCAGAGCTTCTTTGTGAATCGTCGCTCGGACTCGTTCAGAAGATCCATTTCTAGTAGACAACTATAGTATTTTTTCAACGTTTCCGCAATTGTTGGGCCGTCTTCTGAAGATTAACAAGTCCGGGCAAAATATCGAGGGGCTCGTCGGGTTCCTCGGGCTGTGCGGATGGAGGGGCTTTGGCCCAGGTGACGCGCATATCCAGAGGACCCACGAGTTCAACGTTGTATCCTAGCTTGAGAAGCTGCCGGGACATGTAAATAACAGCCTTTGCCAAATCATACTTGGGAAATCCTATTATAAAAGGAGGAATGGTCAAAAGGGCCTCTCGTCTGCCGAGCTCATAGGTCATTCGAATTTTACGAGAAAATTGCTCGAGCATAGCCCGGTATGTTTCTTTTTTCACATTTGTCCTGTTTCTTTCGAGGGCCGAAATTTGCTCGGCACTCAGCATACTCTAATTTTAGATCTGAATTTGTATCTAATACTTGTACGCATCGAGGGGAGGGGTCGTTATGGGTTTGGACAGGGCGTACTTGAGCTGAGAGTCTATACTATTCTTAATCTCAGAGTATGGCTGATACGCATCGGGCTTGTATGCCCGGGCATAGTCTTCAACGACCGGGTCCTGTTGGGACAGTATCTCGACCGAACCGTCCTTGTTCACGTTGGCGCTAACCTCGAGCTGCGTCGCTAGGTACTTTCGGGTGTTCAGGAACATGAATCGGCCTCGGTATGACCCGTCGCTCTTATGGTTGATGAACAGGGTCTCGAGGGGAACCCAGTCCGGGAACTTTTCCTGAATTTTTTCAATAATTGCTTGGAGCACATTGGGGGGAACACGCTCGGCCGTCAGGAACTCCTGAGTGTACTTGGACCGGGAGCCGTTCCAGAGCAAAAAAAGGGCGATACCTGCGAGACCCAAAATGCTCAAGTCCTTCATATTAATAAGAACTGCGAAAAACTTTGCGAGCAAAAAAGTATGTTCTGTAGTAGAAATGGCTCTGCTGGTCTATTCGGATAAATGCAAATGGTCCATGGATATCATTCAGTTTATAAAGTCCCAGCCGAGTCTCATAGAGATTGTTCGGTTCCACAACATAACCACGAGTGGAGTTCCGTCAAAGAAAATTACAAAGGTTCCGACCCTGGTGACGAATGATGGCGTTATGAAGGTCGGGGGAGAAGTCAAGGCCTGGCTAACATCCATGATCCCGGTCGAGTTCGAGTCATGGGAGGAAGGGGTCGGTTTTGTCTCGAACATAGATGGAACCGAGACGCCCTCACTTTTTGAACTCGACCGTTATGGTGAATCCCTCCAGCCGGTTATAACACCCGAACTGGAAGAACGAATTTCGATGAGTGTTACTGACGCATATCAAAAGGCCAGATAGAGAATAAAAAACTGAATTATTCAATGCACCTAAAGACTATTCAGGCAACCGCCCTCAAGTCCGTCTTCGAGGTCCTAAAAGACATTATTAATGATGTCAACGTCTATTTCTCGGCAAAAGGGGTCCAAGTCCTAACACTGGACACGGCCCGAGTGACGCTGGTCGACATGACGCTCGGGTCCGAAAACTTTGAAGAGTACGATTGTCCGATTCCGATTGCGGCCGGAATAAACATGACAAATATATTCAAGCTCCTCAAGTCCATAACCGGTTCGGACACGTTGACCATCGATGTCAAGGATCGGGACTACATGGATATTTTGATCGAAAATTCAGGAAAAAAGTCATCCACTAATTTTAGACTAAAATTGCTCGATATCAATGAGGACGTGCTTGACTTGCCGGATGTATCGATGAATGTCGTGACCACCTTGCCCTCCGTAGACTTTCAGAGAATAACCCGCGACATGAGCAACCTTGCAACCGAGATGAGTATTATTCGCGACGGAACAAATCTAGAGATGAGCTGCAAGGGAGACTTTGCGGACCAGAAAACCATCATCGAATTTCCAGAGTCGGTCAAGAGGACCGGATCTATTTTTAGTCTAAAATACATAAACCTTTTCACCAAGGCGACGAGTATGTGCTCGAGCGTTCAACTTATGCAGGACTCTGAGAATGAAAATATGCCCATAATTTTCAGATACACAATAGCCAACCTAGGGGAACTCAAGTTTTACCTGGCCCCTAAGATTGACTGAGGAGTACAGTTCCGCCCACTATGGCCGCTATTCCCGCAAACTGCCTGAGTTCCAGAACCTCGTTGAGAACCAGGACCGACAGACCGGCCACAAATAACGGGGCCGTCGAGGTCAAGGCGGCCAGCAGAGAAGCCTGACCATCTTTCAGTATGCTAAAATAGAGCATGTTCGCTCCAAAACCAACTACGACCGAAAAGGTCAATATGAGAATTACGGGCGTAATGACCGTTCGAACCTCTTTTTGTATAAGTTCTTTGTGATAACCTATGTAAAAAAGAGTCATTATAAAGTATCCCAGAGAGGCCAAAACAAAGAGGGTCTGATGACTCATGCGGTGGGCTATGTGCTTCTGGGCGATCATCTGGAGGGCAGTTAATAGCGCCACGGCCAGGCCCGGAACTACAATTGAATTGACCATTTATAATTAAAAAGATTAAATACTAGAGGTCTATGGAAGCTCGATTTAAAGAGCGAATGGATTCTTGTCAGAACCAAGATGAAATGGTAAGTTTTTTGTTGAATTGTGTTCCGATATTAAAAGAATACACGGCCGAAACGACCTCGGAAGAGTCGTCCCAGAAAATGTTCGGGTTCGATATGACCGTTCGCAAAGGAACCAGACGGAATGACATCTTTAAAAAGTACATGAGAGAGGTTGAGGATGATTATAGTCAACCAGAGCCGGTCGTCGACTTTCATTTCAGACCATGTAGGGGATGTGGTAAATATTTTACGATGATTTTTGATTCGGCCCTGAGCGACGAAATTTGTACAAACTGTGGGTCTACGACTTATATTTTGGGTGATGAGGTTGGATTTAAAGAAGAACAGGAGATTGAAAAGAACGTGACGTACTCTTACAAGCGTGAGAATCATTTCAATGAATGGATAAGTCAGTTTCAGGCTAAGGAGTCTACGAGCGTTCCCATCCAGGTCATAGAGGAGCTTAGGACCGAATTCAAGAAGCAAAAGATCAAGGATCTGTCAGAGATAACGCACGAAAAGGTCAAGGGTTTATTAAAGAAACTCAACAAGTCAAAGTATTACGAGCACGTCCCATACATTTCGACAATACTCAACGGGGTCCAGCCCCCGACGATGCCTCAGGCCCTGGAAGATCGACTCCGCCTCATGTTTCATAAGATCCAAGAACCTTTCGAGAGACACAAGCCCGAATCGAGAAAAAATTTTTTAAGTTATTCTTACGTCCTCTACAAGTTTTGTGAACTTTTAGGGGAAGATGACTATTTGCCATGTTTTCCGCTTCTCAAGTCAAAAGAGAAGCTCTATATTCAAGATCAAATTTGGGAGAAAATCTGCAAGGAACTAAGCTGGGAATATCTCAAGACCGCTTAGCAGTCAATTCTATCAACGACCGGAACTGGGAATCTTTCGCGCTCGATTCTTTCAATTTCGATTGGTCCATTTTTGTCAGGAAAATTGATCAAAAAGCCAACCTCGAGATCTAAAAACTTTAGATAATTCCGGGTCTGAATTCTGTAAACCTCATTGAGCTTACTAACCGACTTGAGTTCCAGAACAACCTCGCGATTTACAATAATATCGGCCCGAATGTGCCCGACATTCTGGTTATCATAAAATACAGGTACTATGCGCTCGGTCTCGTAGTAGATGCCGACTCGCCGGAGACCCACTTCGAACGCACAGTGATATACGGATTCCGAGTATCCGGGTCCGAGTTTAGCCCATACATCCTGGGCGATCGTCCGAATGAGTTCCTCCATTCTTGGTTATGTCAAGGATCACGTCTCTAAGTCATACGCAAAGTGTTCCGGCCGGCATTTGCTAAACTACTTTGATTCATACGGGTTATTCCGCGAATCTGCAACTCAGCCTTGAGAATGTCCCAAGCGTTCGAAACTGCAAAGAAATTTAGTGAAGAAATCATCCATGCGAGCATAGTTATGAGCGAGGCCCGTATCTTTTCATTTAGGGCCAACTGTGTTCCTGGAATCTGGAAATAAGAATTACTACGTTTATTCATGTGATTTACAAAATTGGAAAATCCGGACCGAGTACTATAGGCCATTGAGTACGCGCCGACGCCCATGAAAAGATTCGACTTGTTTAGTCTCATATTTCCTGAAGTCATCTTTCGCGCAATGACTGTCGCTATTGCGGCCGCTCCCGCTTCGATGTGGCGCTCGTAGCCCGCAAAGTACTTGACTATCGCCAAAAATCGCTTGAATATTCCTAGAACATACACTCCATATTTGCGAGCGTTATTTCCGGACAGACCGCGTGCTTTTCTTTCTACGGCCAAAGCAATGAGTATTGAAATTATGACTAATATTATGCTTCGGACCTGACCGGCCCGTAGACGTTTGTGGACGAGAGTCGCACCCCTCGGCCCGCCATAAAGGTTAACTGAACCAGCGCGGCTCTGGACCGAATTCGCCCGGTTCGGCGACCGACTGGGTGAACGCACGGCCAGAGCCCGGTTCGGCGACCGACTGGGTGAACGCACGGCCAGAGCCCGGTTCGGAGAGGCCGTTCCTGGTAATCGCCCATACATCGACATATACTTATTACGTTGAGATTTAATGTAGGCCGACCTGCTCTCGTGTCGGGTCGACATTTATTATGGACCTACATTAATTTATTTGGTTTTAAAAGACTTGGCGTACTTTGTGCGGACCCACATCGCATCAGATTTATAGATGCGAGAGGCCCGGGGGGCCATGCGCTTCGTTAGGGTGCTGATGGCGACGAGCCGGCGCATAACGTCTATCGGGCGCTCACCTTTGCTTATTCCCCTCGACAGAGACTTGTGGCGATTGGTTTTGGCCTCGACTGGGTGATAGCCATACTTGGTTAGCATACCGGCCTTGAGAGGGCCTATGACTTTCTTGGACTTGCCGATAGTTCCGACATCATAGGCGGGAACACCGCGGACGCGGGTGGTCTTTGCCTTGCGGACATATGAATAGCTCGCTCGGCCGGGACTCTTGGACACGACTATACGCTTACGGGTCAATCGACGCACGTGGCTCGAGCGCATGTCCTTATGGGTCATTTTATAATTGTCTGAGAAAATCCTGTAAGAAAGAGTCTGAGCTTGGCTTCCTGAGTTGCATTAAAATTAAACGCATCCGTGGCTGATATATTCATACGGTGTGTCGGCCCGGAGTACAAGTGTCGAAGTTTCATAGTCATTTCTAAAATACTAAGGGTATAACTCTTCAAATCTTTGATTTCGGGCATCGGTCCTTCATAATCAAATATGATAGACAAAATATCATTACCTTTTCCGATAAAAGGACCGCACGGATTCATTTCGACGGCCCCTCCATCTATGTAATTCCATCCGTCCAGTTTGAGGGGTTCAAAGAGAAAGGGCATTGCGCACGATGCACAGAGCGCGTCTATGATGAGCATAGAAGGCGTCGAGTCGACCGAAAAGTAAACCGTCTTCATAGTATCGACGCAAAATGCCGATATGTGTAGTTTTATCGGATTCAATTCATAAAGTTCGCCAAAGGTCATATCCTCTTTTCCTGAAAAATACTTGAAACATTGGATAAAAAGTTTTCTGAGTTTAGATGTGGCCACGAGACCATAACCGTTCAACAAAGTTTTTATATTTGGCTTCATTATATTTTTCGTCTGAATCGTAAGACCATAATCAAGCAATTTAACCGTGTCCCCTTTTGCAAGAAGAAAGACGGCCGCGAGTATGGCGCCCGATGATGAGCCCGATATTTCTTCGAGATCATTCAAATGGCCCAATTGTTTTAATTTTGAAATTGCTCCCAACATTGCGAAAAATCCCATGGCCCCGGGGCCGATGGCTAAATATTTCATTTAATAATACTGTGGAAAAAATGAGCGTAATGTAGCGAATACAACTGCGAACACGAGCGTATGGACACCGACCGCAGCCGGGCCCGTCTGGCCGCTCCGGAAGACTCCCGCCGAGCCTGGAGGCAGCGTCAAGAGGATCCCGGGCGTCAAGAGGATAAAGAGCGTCGCCGGAACAAAGAGATCGGCCGAGGTCAAGACGACCTTGAAGACAAACTTGGCCAAGACCCAATAAAGAATTGTTAGTACGAGAGCATGTACGGCGGCCTGAACTACGAGGCCCGCGCTTCCCGGGATCGCCAGAAGCATACCCGGGCTAAGGACCGCGAATAGGAGGGCCGGAACGAGAACTTTGGGGCCTGTTATGTCAATCATTTAATTTTAACCTATATAATTTTCGGACCAAGCGTAAAAGTTCTCGGCCAGAACTCTCTCTCGAATGATCGGAAAGTTTTTGATTCTGTTCCACATCTCGAGCTGGAGAGTCGTTGGTTCATGCGTCGAGTACCAATTTCCGGGCAACATGACGAGCTGAACAAATTCTGGAAAGTTTGCGCGATATGGCAAATACTTTTCATCTAAATATTGGCGAATATTCATCCATCCATCCAAAAGTTCCTGCGAGTACAAGTCTTGCCAGTCTTCCGGATGGACGTCCGTATCAAAGTCATCAGATTCGTCCGAATCGTAAGCGTAGTGATCGCCGAGATAGGCATCCCTAGAGTATTCATCATTGATCCCCATTTTACTTATTATTTACACGTTTTAGACTTTTAAGCCCGTGACCGTAACGCCAGCCTTCTTCTTGGTCGGGGCCGCATCTTGGATAGCCTGGAAGGCGCCCTCGACCTGGGCATCGTTTCCGCCGAAGAATGATCGGAGGCCCGCCTTGATGACATCCTTGGTTAGCGCCCCCTTGGTCGTTTTTACTTTCAAATTTACCTTGACTTTTTCTTGGACACGCACGGTATCTATTTCATTCCGGGCCATATGTTCAGTCACAAACTGGCGAAGCTCCTTTTCACGTTGATTCAACGTTGAGAGATCTTTGCGAGCTGCGGCGAGCTGGGTCTTTAGACCGACCCACTCGGTCATTGCCTGTTTAAATTCCATTATAATATGTCCATAGGACTTGTTTATACGCTTCTTTACGCAATTACTGATACTCGTTATCGATCTCAAACTTGGGACGCATGACGTCGGGAGGGATGGTGCTGAGGTTGAAGATGGATACGGGAGTCCGTGGGTTCAGGGGCTCGCTACGGAAGTCGCGGTTTGCATTGCGCAGATTTCCACCCAATGTCTCGGGATAGCCAATTTGGCTACGGGGATCGAGGTAGTTCTGGCCCTTGAGGATATCCTGGGGGCTGAACTGACCAAAATCCTCGGTCTGTACAACTTCGCGAGGGATCAGAGACGACGAGTTTGCCGGGGCAGCCTTCGA